CGTAAGGTCTGCGTCATTTAATTTGAAAGCTATGTAAATATATAGTATATATTAAGTGCTTTGGCTTATAAATCTAAAAAATCTAAGCTGCTTAAACATGCTCTCGAAATGTACGAGCAGCAATATAAACTTGTTACTATTGCGAAGGAGTTAGGAATCAATGTGTCTACTCTCCGTAGATGGTTAAGGGATGAGGGTGCAAAACCAAAGAAAGATCCTCATGCAAATAACCCATCTCTGAAAGAAGTAGAAGAAGTAAAAGAAAATAAAGATCCTTTACAAGAAACACTTGATGATAACTTAGAAGGTAAAACAGATGAGGCTATAAAAGAAGCTAAACTGGAAGCTCGTATAGATGAGGACAAGAAACTTATGGAGATTGCTCAATCACAATCATCTCCAGCAGAAAAGTATCAATCTTATGTAGCTGCCTCCGCTATAAAACTTCTGCGAGACAGTATGAAAAACCTTAGAGGACCACGTACAGTTAAAGAACTGTCTGAGNTAGATCAGTTAATACGTAGGAATTTAGGTTTAAATGCACGTACAGCAGGGGGTTCAGGCAAGTTGCAGATAGACATTAGTATTTTAAATAACGCAAAGGCAGACCGTGGTGATGGTGCTGTTAAAATAAACAAAGATAAAATAATAGATGTTGAGCCAGACGATGATAAATCCTGAAACAAAAGAAGACTTAGATAAACCTGTACTTCTATTTAGTGGTTTAGAAGATGCTTACATAGGCACGGTAGAACAGTATGGCAGACCACCTGTTGCTTGTTACTCAAAGCAAATGACAATAGATTTACTACAAAAAAATTATAACCTTACAAAGCAACAAGCTTATGAAAGGTATGAATATGAATACCTACAAACAAACTTTTGGGAGGGTACGCCATGTTTCTTAGACGATCTATCGGAGTAATGTTTGAAGACAGGAAGGTTGAAGAAAACCCCTGTGTCATGGTACGTAAAGAAATGGGTAAAGACTTTACCTATATTGTAGAACGTAGGTCTGGTACTTATTACAGAGTGATACCTAACTCAGCAAGAGAAGTATTTTATATACAGATGCTTGTCCCAAACGTAGATGCCTTAATTCCAGAAGAAGGAGATGGCGTAATACTTTCTGCTAAAGCTATAGAACATTGTGATTATAGGAGTTGATAACGGACTCAACGGTGGGTTAGTCGCCATATCAAAACAAACAGGAGCTGTCATTGATAAGACAGTAATGCCTACACTTCATCGTTGTAAGAAACGAGAAACTGATACTCGTAAAGTATATGAATGGGTGATGGCACTTGAATCAGATTTTATCTTTGCTATCGAAGAGCCATTGCACCATGCAAAGAGTTCACAAGCTGTTCGATCTATGGCGATATCATTTGGTAAATTGTTAGGACTAGCTGAGAGTAGGCAGTGGGATGTACAATGTGTCAAAGTACACAACTGGCAAAAGGCTATGTTAGGTCACTTGTCCCCACCGTATGACACAAAGAAAGCTGCATTAGGAGTGGCTAATATGTTAGCCCCTGAAGAATGTTGGTTAAAAAGTAAACGCTGTTCTAAACCTCACGATGGTATGGTAGACGCTTTTCTGATAGCTAGATACATACGGAAAGGTCATGCTTTAGTAGGGTATGATAAATTGTAGAAAGTTTTTCTTGCCTTCAATTCAAGTTCTTTTACTATGTCTTAAATGAAAAACCTATTCCCCGCTCAGTCCAAAGTGGCTGACTTCTTTGAAAAAAAGCTAAGAGAAAATAAAAACACCCTAGATTCTAGCTCTGTTGGTACTGGAAAAACAGTAGTCGCAGCCCATTTAGCTTTACGTTTAGAACGTCCTGTAGCTGTTATGTGTCCTAAAGCAGTGATCCCTTCATGGGAAAGGGAGCTAAAGGAAGTGGGTATTGATCCTATATTCGTACTTAATTTTGAAAAGGTAAGGACTGGTAATACCCCACATATGTCTAAGAGGGGTAAGAAAATAATGAACTGGAAAGTCCCTAAAAACACTTTGTTCTTAGTAGATGAGATCCATAAATGCAAAGGTCCATATACACAAAATGCACAGCTTATTATAAGCCTAGTTAAACAAGGGTTTCTAGTACATGGGATGTCAGCAACAGCGTGTGAAGACCCTACAGAGATGAGGTCTATCGGTTATATGTTAGGGCTGCATAGCCTAGCTAAAACAGAAAATGGTTTATATAACTGGTTTAGTTGGATGAAAGTTAATGGGTGTTACCAAGATGAGTGGAATGGTTGGCACTTAGGATCAAAGAGTAACCTCAAAAAGATACACGAAAAGATCTATGGGGTTATGGGGGCTAAGTTAACTGTAGCAGATTTCCCTGATTCATTCAGAAATAACAGAGTTTTCATAGAACCTATGCAATTTGCTGATTCTAATAAGATCATAAAGACTTATGAAAAGTTAGGGCTAACACCACAAATAATAACAGAGCTTATCGAGAACGGTTCTGTTGGAAATAGTGACCATGTGATCGTTAACATCCTACGTGCAAGACAACTAACAGAAGCGATGAAAGTCCCTGACTTAGTTACATACGCACAAGACTTAGAAGAACAAGGTAACTCTGTAGTGTTGTTTGTTAACTTCAGAGACACTGTAGTAACACTATGTGATCAACTGAAATGCAAAGCAATAGAGGGGGGTCAGACAGTAGAAGAACGACAAGCAATCGTAGACGAATTTCAAAATGATGAATCAACTATTGTGGTCGCTAACATTGCAGCAGGGGGTACTGGACTATCATTACATGATTGTAATGGAGATAGACCAAGAGTTAGTTTGATCTGCCCTTCTTTCAATGCTAAAGACTACCTCCAAACTTTAGGGCGTATTCACCGTAATGGTGCAAAGTCTGACGCTATACAAAAAGTTTTAGTTACGTCAGGGTCTATAGAAGAAAATGTTATAGACTCAATAGAAAGAAAAATAAATAACCTAACGGAGTTACATGGAGTGTAAAAAAATAGCAAAATCTATACCACAAGATTTTTTAGATGTACTTGAGTATAGAGATGGAGTTTTGTATTACAAAGTAAGTAGAGGAAGAAAGAAAGTAGGTGACGTTGCAGGTTGTTTATATAGCCCATCACAAGGTAGTAGCGAAAGGGGTAGGAGAACAAGATGGAGATTAAAATTTAAAGGTAAGGAGTACTATAGAGCAAGAGTTGTGTGGACTTTATTTAACGGAGATACAGAAAAAATGATCGATCATATAAATAATAATACTTTAGATGATAGAATAGAAAATTTAAGGGAATGTACCAACGCCCAAAACCAAGCAAACCGTTGGGAAGCAAAAAGCAAAACAGGAGTAAAAGGACTACGAGTGCAAAGGTTTAAAAGAAAAGACGGCTCCTACCATGTAGTGTACGTTGGAGTAGTAGATTATAATGGTAGTAGATACTGTACGTCTAAATATCCTTATACAGAAGAAGGAAAAGCAAAGGCTATACAGGCACTCAGAGAGTTAAGAGCCTTACTACACAAAGAATTTACCCATCATGGACAACCAACCAGACCATAGTAGTAGAGGACACGCTCCTTTCTCACCATCAAGTCTCAAGTACGTAGCAGGTTGTTCTGGTTACGAAGGACGATCAGGCACAAACGCTGCTGCTGAAAAAGGTACTCGTATTCACGAAGCCTTAGAAGTTCGTGATCCCTCTGCCCTGCACGATGAAGACGAAGTCATGATCTATGAAGCAATCGTCAAGCAAGAGGATGAGTATACCAAGAATTATGCTAAAGGGCAGGAGTACAAGGAAGAGAATGAGATCTTACTAGATGTTGATCTTGACTCTACAAGTACGTGGGGAACTTGCGATAGACTACTTACCTTTGGTAACAAAGCTATATTAGCAGATTACAAAACAGGGGTCAGTGAAATAGACCCGCCTAGAAGTAACTGGCAAGCAAGGGCTTATACGGTTGGAGCTTTTCAAAAATATCCAGAGCTTGATGAAATCACTTTTGTGTTCTATATACCTGTACGCAATGAAGTACTGGAAGGAACATTTACACGAGAGGAATTGCCCTTATTGGTTAAGCAACTAGCCGACGTAATACGAAATGGGGAGAAAGTGCGCCCTCAATGGGATGGTGGTTTCCCAGAAGCAGACGCACTTTCTCCTTCGGTTAACTGCCGATTCTGTAAACACGAAGAGTATTGCCCTTCACTTGGTGGTTTAGCAGTTGAAATAGTACAACGTATATCAGGAGATAATTTACCTAAAGAAAATATAGAAGATCCTACAGACCCTAACACAGTAGAGCATCTTTATATCGTAGCCAAAGTTGTAGAGAATTGGGCAAAGCGGGTAAAAGAAAAAGCAGTTACTCTAGCTAAAGATGGAATGGAGTTTCAGAACTTGAAACTTAGATCTATGGGAGCAACTCGTAAGTGTACTGATAACATAAAACTCGTCGAGATAGCAAAAGAGTACGATTTAGAACAAGAAGATTTACTTAATTTGATTAGTATCCCCCTTAAAAAAGTAGCTAATGCTGTAGGGGATAATGCTCCTAAAGGAGAAAAAGGAGAAAAATCAAGATCTTTTCTTGACGCTGTTGAAAACAATGGCATTATAGAAACGTCAGAGGAAAGGTTTACCCTTTCTTAAAACTAAAATAAAACTAAGACCAAAACCAAAACTAAGACCATGCCCAAGACTAAATTAGTAGAAGCTAAAAAAGAAGAACTCGCAGCTCCAGTAGCTGCTCCAAGGCTTGCGATATCAGCAGAAGATATCGAGATTCCAAGACTCAATGTTATACAAGGATCTTCGGAAATCGATGGTGACGAGGGTGCGCTCGTTATCAATAGAACCCACACTATTATGCCAACAGGAGGATCGCTTTCAGTTATCCCAATCACAGCAGTAAAAGGGTGGGCAGAAAACGTACCTTTTGGTTCAAACGAAGTAGCGAGAGTTGCTTACACCGCAGATGAGAAACAAGCAATAGCAGAGGATTCGGACTTCGGTACGATTGAGTTTGCTGATGTAACACTTCTTATCCCTGAACCAGAGGATATTGGAGAGGACGCTGCCGACGCATTTCCTTTCCCCATAGGAGAAACCTCTTATGCGATGGGTAAAATCCATGTACGTAAAGCAGCATACCGAAATACGTTCAAGAGACTTGGACTATTTCAAGCGATGAATCCAGAATCTCCACTGTGTGCAAAACACTGGAAGTTTCAGGCTGATCAAGCTACAGCTAACAGAGTCAGTTGGTACATACCACAAATGACTGTAACTAAGGTTGATACCGATCCACAAGTTGTTGATTTCGTATCTAGAATTATCCCTTCCTAATTATGAGTGATATTACTATAGACGAACAAATAAGTCACCTCGAAGGTGAGCTTGAACAAGTACAAAAAATCAGAGAAGAAATTTCTTCTAAGATAAAAGAACTTGATTCATCTGACATAAAAATGTCAGTAACGGTGGATGCTTTTGAAGCGCAGATAGAAACCTTAAAGAAGCTAAAGGCATCTCAGCCTGAACTAATATAAATCTCGTCAAGCGGTAGGAGTTCCGCAATACGAAATGGGGGAGTCCACCTACGTGTCATAGGTTTTCACGTAGGTGGACAACTCATCGCAAATTATGAATACAATCGCTATTGATTTTGAAAGTTACTACGACAAAGATTGTTCGGTAAAATTCCTTGGACTACTAGGCTACTTCAGCCATACCGACTTTGATGCCTACAGAGTTAGTGCTGTGGGGGATGAAGGGACAAATTTCGTTGGTTGTCCCAAAGAAGAATTTGATTGGAGCGTTATAGAAAATAACAGAGTCCTATCACACAACGCACAATTTGATGAAACACTTTATTTGTATGGAGTTGATAAAGGGTGGTGGAAAAAATATGAATATGCTGAATGGGTGTGTACCGCAGACTTAGCAGCGTATTCTGGGTTACCTAGATCTTTGAAGGGGGCTACCACCACCCTATACAATTTAGAAGTCGATAAATCTACAAGGGATAACATGTCAGGTAAACGATGGGAGGACATGACTAAAGAGTTCCAAGATGAAGTTGATGAGTATGCTCTGAAGGACTCAGAACTTTGTTTGAAGTTATGGCAAGACTTGGAAGGAGATTGGCCTCAGATGGAGAGAGATATCAGTTTGATGAATAGAAGGTGTGTACAAAGAGGTATTCCAATTAATACTAATCTACTTAAAAAATCTTTAGTAACGATCAATGAAAGACTTTTTGAAGCAGAGAACTCTATACCTTGGATTGATGATAGACCTATACTGTCTAGACAAGCATTTAATGATGAGTGTAAAAAAGAAGGTCTAGAACCTCCTGCAAGTTTAGCTCTTACAGATGAAGATGCTAATAAGTGGATAAAAGAAAATGAGGGCAAGTATAAATGGATTTCTGCGGTACGTGATTACAGAAGGATCAACTCACTTAAAAGAAAGTTAGAAGCTTTTGAATACGCTACGATGGGCGATAAACGATACTACGGAGGTATCTTATATCATGGAGCGCATACAGGTAGATTTAGTGGTAGTGGTGGTAACTTAAATTTACAGAACCTACCTAGAGGAGAAATGTTTGGGGTCAACTTACGTAGTTTGATATCTCCAAAGAAGGGTAGGAAGTTAGTCGTCGTAGACTTATCACAAATTGAAGTTAGAACTTTATGTTGGTTAGCGGAAGATCAAGACTCCTTAGATGAAATAAAAGCAAGTGACGATATCTACGAAGCTTTTGCTATTAGGTTTGATAAATGGGACAAATCAAAAGGGGTGTTAAAAGATGAAGACCCTTCGCTAAGACATCTAGTTAAAACTATGGTCCTTGGTTGTGGTTACTCTGTATCAGCAGGTAAGTTTGCTTTGATATCGGGTATGGATGAAGACGAAGCTGTCAAGGCTGTAAAGCTATACAGAACAAAAATGAAACGAGTTGTGGCTCTTTGGAACAAATTACAAAGAAAGTTGCATGTAGCGTATTCATTAGGGGATGATTTTAGTATTGAACTACCATCTGGACGTAGTTTGGACTACGGTAAGATACAAACTGCCATGCAATTTGGTAGGAGGAACTACATAGCTTTGATTGCTAAAGGAGCTAAAAAGATTCCTGTAAAACTCTATGGAGGACTTTTAACAGAAAATGCATCTCAAGCACTTGCAAGGGACATATTTTCTGATATACTCACCCGCCTCGAAAATAGAGGGATGGAAATTATTTTCCACGTACATGACGAAGTTGTCATAGAAGTGGATGAGAAAGATGCAGAGGAAACTTTGGATCTTGTCATAGAAGAAATGAGAACCCCACCAGAGTGGTTACCCGATATCCCCCTAGATGCCGAAGGTAAAGTTCTGGATAAATACGAAAAATAACATGCACCATTATAGATACTTAAAAAACCTATCAGACCACCACACTAACACTTGCGAAACACTAACAACATTTAATAAAACTCCGAAGAAGTTTACAGATAAAGAAAAGCGTAGGGCATGGATGAACCATCCAGATACAGATTACGTATTCTATTCTCTGAATGAAGGAACAATAGCCTCTACAAGAATATCTAAAAGGGGTGGTAACAAAGTAGAAGCAATGTATGGCTTCGTTGTTGAGTATGATAATATTGACCCTGATTGGGATAAGGTAGTAGAAGAAGTACTTTCTAAATGTGGACCCTTCCCACCAACTGTTATAACTAGAACTCCTTCTGGTGGTATCAGACTTATATGGGAGTTTGAAGGAAAGCTGCTGATAGACTACAGAATGTTTAACGCTTTTGTCAAAGCACTAGCAGACAAGTTAAGAGTAAGGCGTATGTTTGCAGGTTTCGATGAGTCTTGTTTGGATGCAGCTAAGTATTGGTTTCTAGGTGAGATTATTCACGTTACTGGAAAAAGACTAAAGAAAGACTTTTATAAAAAGCTATTAATAAAAACTAGTATCAAACACCCACCACAAGCTCCGACTGCTTTAAGTATCCCACTAGAGGTTATTGAAAAAAAAGTACGTGAGGACGAGAAATACAAAGGTAGATGGACTTCAGGCTTTAATGTAGGGGATAGAGGACCATTGTTCTGGATAGATGATGGTATAGAAAGAGATGGGTGTCAGGTGACTCTAGATGGTATGGTATGTTACTCAGATAGGGCAGGTAAAGGTTTCTTAACTTGGAAAGAAATATTTGGGCAGACTTTTGTAGATGAATATGAGAACGCAAAACTAGACCATCTAGTAGATAAATATTGGTTTACAGGTAAAGCTTTCTACACTTTCATCAACGGAAAAGCATGCACCTTAGATAAGGATCAACTTAAACTAGAACTGAGGCAAGCAGGTTTTAGGACAACAAGGAATGGGCAACCACTAACCGAAGTAGAAAACGCTATCTTAATAATACAACAAAACAGTAGGATAGATGAAGTAGCCCCTATTATATTTGATGAAAGAAGGATAGTAGAGTCAGGTCCAAATAAAATTTTAAACACCAGTACACTTAAACCAGTACAACCTGCGGGGGATGCTGACAGAAATAAATGGAAGTTTATAGATACATGGCTCACCCAATTCTTTAAAGATAAGGAATCGCTAGACTACTTTTATGGGTGGCTACAAAGAATCTATTCCGCTCTGTACGAAAAAGAGTCTAAACAAGGACACGCACTTATATTGGTAGGGCCAACAAACAAAGGTAAGTCTTTGCTATCTAACAAATTAATTGGTGGGTTGCTTGGTGGATTTGCCGACGCTTCGGATTATCTTAGTGGGGATAGTAAGTTCAACAAAGAATTAGGTAGGGTAGCTGCTTGGGTTATTGATGATACAACTTCGGCTGCTTCTTTTGCAGAACAACGTAGAGCCACTGAGCTAATTAAAAAGGCAACCGCTAACCCAAGAATTGAATATCAAGCGAAGTTTGAAGACACTATAACTATCAGTTGGGCAGGTCGAGTAATCATGTCTTTGAACATGGACCCTACCAGTTTATCGGTTATTCCTGCTTTGGACTCTAGTAACAGAGATAAAATATTAGCCCTCCGTATTTCTGATGAGGCAGAAAGTAACTTTGCTAAGTTATTAGGAGTCGAAGAAGCAAGCAATACTATTATAGAATCAAGGATAGCCGAAGAACTTCCATACTTTGCTCAATGGTTATTACACGAATTTAAAATTCCTAAACACATAAAAGGGGATTCAAGGTTTGGTATTAAATCTTTCATTGACCCTGAGATAGAAGAGGTTGCCTTTGCAAATTCAACAAGGTCTATTCTAATAGAAACAGTAGAATTTTTTGTACGTAAATTTAGAGAATATGATGATAAAAGAACTGTATGGAGAGGCTTTGCTACAGACTTTATGCAACTTGTAACAGAATTGAATGGGGGTAAACCATTGAATAACCTAGTGGTAAACACAGAGTTCATGCGTCGTAGTATGCAGTCATTAGAAGAAGCTTGTAAAGCAGACCCTACAATTAGACCTGTTACTTCTCAGTACAAGAAACACAACAAAATTTATTCCATTGATTTAGATCCGAAATGGGATATAAGTGCTCTTGATGACTAGAGATGAAATAAACGAGTTCTGTGAAACAGTAGTACCAAGTGAAGATGTTATAGTGCCTGATGGTCTTGACGGAGCTTTTATTGGAGTCGCTTTAGATGAAGACCCTACAAGAGCTGTATATTCTATAGAAAGATGTATACAAATATTATCTGAAGAAATGAAACCAGATGAAGCCGAAGAATATTTTTGGGTTAATGTAGCGGGAGCAAGAGGTGAAGGCTACCCTATCTTTATATCTACGCCTGAAGAAACCTATTGAAATAACGTAGGCGACTTTAAATCACCTATATCAATATGTAGACCAGAGGTTTTATACACAAAGCCATCAGTATCTTTATCTCCTCTTTGTTTGTACTCAGCTTCCTTCAATAGTTTTGTAGTAGGTAACCAACCTACAATCCAAACAACCATGAAATCCTTACGTACTCTGGTAAAAAAATAAACGTCGTTGTCTGGCATGAACTGCTTCTTGCAATTAACAGATGCAGAGTAATGAGGTTTTGGAGGGGTAGCACAAGACTTTGATTTAACTTCTATCTTCCTTTTCTTGTACTCAATATCATGTGTGTACACGGAGTCACCTACATACTTACTCCTCTTCAAATAGTTTTGTACTGCTATCTCTCCTAAGTATCCTGCCATGCGCCCTAAACCCTGAGTAAATGAGTTAGGCAGTACTCCCAATTTACAAGAGCGTTTGTGAGCAATAACTAAGTCCTCGCTCGTGGGTCGATAAACAACAAAGTTGTCCTCGACCTTGAATCGTTTTTTATTTCTAGCCAAACTAATCTTGGTTTATTCGTTTGAGGAATATTTCCCATGCAGGGAAGAATATCTCCTCCATGCAACGGACAATAGCCTCTTGATCATAGTTCTCTAACCACCCTACACCGCTCAGTAATAAACTAGCCTCCATCATTTCATGCCTTATGGTGTGTATAAGGGCTTTACCTTTGAGAGTATTATTTATCTCAATAGTTTTCTTGTCGTGTAGATATAATCCGTAGTCAGGGCTATCGCCATTAAAGGGAACTAAGGCAATCTTTACTCGTCTGCCAGCAATAGAAACTGTTTTTGGGAGTACCACCTTACCACCTTTCCACAAGCTCCGAGTATAATGTAATACCTCCTGCTATAGCGGAGGCCATTCCTTGTTTACTATTTACAGCTAAATCCCAATCTTCTTTATTAGTCCCAAAAAATGGTTCTGCGATACAGGCGGGCATTGAGGTAGCCCGTAGAAAGTAAGCTCCTCTACTTCCTTTTTTACGTGGTTTAATCCCCCTGCTCCTAAACAGAGGGAAAGAGTCTTCAAAAGAATCCCTTAATGTACGGGCAAGTAACCTGCCTTTTTCAGAGGTATGCCAGTGTAACCATTCGTGGCCTGTTGCTTTGGGTGTTGCTGCGTTGAAGTGCAATTCAACAGCTGTATCTACACGATCTTCATCTAGCTTCCTAGCTAACCACCGCATAGCAGTGACATAACTTCCACCTTTATAGGTGTGATAAATCTTATACGGCTGTTTTAATTCCTTGCCAATCATCTCGGCAAGCTCCGAATTGTAGTCCCATTCAGTGACTCCAGTTACAGAAGCTGCACCTGAATCATTTGGTCGGCTGTGTCCCACGCAGATTGCTATCATTTCTTTATATCCTGTAAGTAATACCTTCCGTCTTTCCTTTTCACAAACTCCCTACCTTGAGATTTTTCATACTCAATAGTTTTTTGTACCGAAGGGTGTTTCATTCCTTTAAGTAACATTCCCGTAGATGGATCTAAACTCCCTCCATGAACTACCCAATCATTTTCTTCGGGATGCCATACCCATGCTTCCCACGCTCCTTCATTAAACTCGTCGGGAACTGGCCCTGCGGGTTTCGTCATAGGTTTAGGTATTGTTAAAGGTCTTTCTTTCCGAAGTCTCCGTGCCGTAGCTTCATCAAAACCATCGCCATCTGGATCAAAAGGTTTTAATTTTTTCTCAACTGAGTTTATGAATGTATCTTCTTCAGCCACTATTTATTATTGTTACCAATAATTATAGCACGTCTGTACGAAAAATCACTATGGAACTTCTGCCCACGTCCCATAAGATTGCCTTCTTTAAAGGGGTAATCGTACCCTTGAATTAGGGTAATTGTAGGTGGATCATATATTGCGCTTTCGTTCAAGCTTGAGTCGCCCACTAAGTCTCTCAATTTGCAGCTTGGCAGCAGGACTACCATCAGCAGCAAGCTTATCAATTTTATCTTCCAGTTCATAAATATATCTGCGTTGCTTACCTTTAGTATAGTTTACGTAAGCTTCTAACGCTAATACAATTATGCGGAAAAAGTGCCTCACTTCTTTTTAGACAGGATTGACCAAATAACACCTACCAAAGTAACGGCAGCAGATACACCAGTAGTTACCTCACTGTCTGTTGCTATTCCATTCTGAGTCATGAAACCCCCACCGAAAGTAAGTATATGACGAATGATTCCTAAGATTGATTCTTTATTCATAATTCATTTTTTCTTTTTTATTAAATTGTATAAGGTAATGATAGCTACCGTAATACCTAAAAGGCCACCAATAACTTGTATGACCCATTGAATAAATTCAGCATAAGGTATGGTAACCGCTATCAATGAACCAGTTACACCTGCTACACCTTTAGCTATAATTTCGCTATTACTCATGAAGCTAAAAATATAGCATATTTGTAGCTTCAATCAAGGTGCTGAAAACCCTATTAATCAGGCAAAACTATATCCTCGGTAGGATCTTCTACCTCCATAGTCTCTTGAAACTTAGTGAGTCCCTCTTTTTCGGTAGGTACAGTGTGACTGTCATTTACGTCACTAATCGTCCACCAGCCTTTTTCCCGAAGCTTTAAGTAGTCCTCATAGTCCAGACAAAATCTTTTGTCAGTATGCTCAGTTATGTTTCCTTTAAAATCGACACTTCGTTGAGGCACTGGATTAAACATCCAGTGCGTCTTGAAGTCCTCTTCGGATAGATCTAAGTCAGGCATTACTCTGACTTTTCTTCTTCTTTA